GTTAAAGTAGTAATGCCAGGTAACTTTCAGTTATCATCTGGTTTTGTTGTTAATTTAGATGCTAAAAATTTTGGCCAAAAAGATGTCGCTGAAGATAATGATGATAATTCGTTGAATGGTAGATATTTAATTACAGCTGCAAGACATATTATTGGTTATGAAAAACATGAAACGGTTTTAGAATTAGCAACAACAACATCAAAGAGACCATTTATTAATAAAAGTCAACCACAACAATTAGAGGCAGTATCTACATGATAGATGAAAACTCAAATCAATTTTCAGGTAAAACTGGTTTTATTTGGTGGATTGGTGTCGTAGAAGATAGACAAGACCCGTTAAAACTTGGGCGAGTTCGTGTTCGTTGTGTAGGTTGGCACTCTGAAAATAAAAATTTATTACCTACAGCAGATTTACCTTGGGCAAAGCCAATGTTACCAACAAATCATACTCATACATTTTCAGTTAAAGAAGGTGACATGGTTGTTGGTTTCTTTTTAGATGGTAAAAATGCACAAGAACCTGTTGTTATGGGTTCGTTTTCTAGTATACCATTAAATGAGGCTGATCCACAAAAAGCATTTGAAGATGCACGAGCTGATGCAGACTTAACAGATGCACCAAGAACACCAAGTAGTAAAACATATAATACAGACGGTTCAGGTATTTCAATTACAGAAAAGTCATCAGCAGAAAGACATCCTAGAATATTAGATGAACCAACAACATCTCGTATTGCAAGAAACGATACAGCTACAATTACTAAAACATTTATACAAGAAAGAAAAGATAAAATTGTTAAAAGTGTTGAAACAGTCAACTCAACATGGACTGAACCGACAACAAAGTATGATGCAAAGTATCCTTACAATAATGTTATGGAAACAGAATCAGGCCACATTACAGAATTTGATGATACACCTGGTAAAGAGAGAATACATATAGCACACCGAAATGGTTCATTTCAAGAAATGTTTCCAGACGGAGATAAAGTAGAAAAGATTACAAAAGATAATTATCAAATTGTAATGAAAGATGACCATGTTTATATCATGGGTAATTGTAATCTCACAGTTCAAGGCAATGCAGAAATTTATGTAAAGAAAAATGCAGATGTAAAAATTGATGGCAATTGTGATACATCTATTAAAGGTGATTGGAATATTAAAGTTGATGGAGATGTAAATGAAACGATTGGTGGTAATCAAACTACTAAAGTTACAGGCAATGTTGATATTGATGGAGATAAGATATTTTTAAATTAAGGATATTATGCCAGGAATAGTAAGAAAAGGAACAGATTCTCATGTAGGACACGCATCACCTACGCCAAATCCATTTCACTCAACAAAATATGCAGAAGGGTCACCAAATGTTTTTGTAAATAGTGCATCAGCTGTTAGAATTGGTGATAAAACTGGTTGTGGTGATCCAGCAGTAGTTGGTTCAGGAGATGTTATTGTAAATGGTAAAGGTGTTCATAGATTGACAGATGCTACAGGTGGTCATGGTTCATGGGTGCCAAATGCAGCTGGTAGTGCCTCAGGAGATGTTTTCGCAAATGGCGAATAAACCAGACTATGCAACATTACTAGGACAAATAGCAGTAGAAACTGATCCTACTGTTAAACAACAACTGATAGACCAATGTTATGTTTTTACAGAAGCATTAACAGATGAAGAAAAAGATTTATTTAATTATGTAAGTAGTGATTATTTTGCAGACAATCCGAGTACAACAGAATTTTTTCTTGATGACGGAGTTTTTAAAGCTAATAGTTTTATAGGAGTTTACTTTAAATGACAATTACCAAAAGAGGTGATAAAGGTTCAGCGTTAACTTATAACGAGATGGACGAAAACATCAGAGATTTGTATGAAGATACAGATTTAAATAGAGTAATAACAAATGGTAACACAGCTGGTAATACTGTAATTACAACTGATAGTATATCAGTAGGTGATACAACAGGTTCAAACTTTAATATAATTACAAAAGAACCTGTAGCTCATAGAAATTTAATAATTAACGGTGGTATGAATATTTGGCAGAGAGCTAGTGCAAATACACAAATAACTCAATCTGGTGGCGCAGGAATAGAAGCTGGTTTTGCATTTGATACACAAGATAGATGGGCATTTGGTTTTAATGATGGAAATCAATCTGGTATTAATGCAGGAAACCTTTTTTCTGAACGGTCAACAGATGTTCCTGCTGGACAAGGATTTTCGTATTCAACAAAAATTACAAAAACAGGTACTGGTGAATCAGGCACTTACAATCAAAATAGTTTTGGAAATTCTGAAAAAGTAACACAATTTGTTATGCGTCACATAATAGAAGCTCAAAATTGCCAACAATTAATGTGGGGAACAAGTTATGCTAAGCCTTTCACATTTTCATTTTGGGTTAAATCGTCACAAGCTAAAAAATTAGTTGTTGGATTTCAATTTTTTGATGCTCAATACCTTTATGCTACAACTGTGGAAATTAATGCAACTGATACATGGGAGAAAAAAACAATTACTATTCCAGGTCAAACAGATAAAACTATTAACAATGATAACGGACAAGGTATAGGTGTATACTTCTCAATAATAGCAGGCACATCAGTTACACATTATCAGTTAAATACTTGGTATGATTATTCTCCAATATTGTTCTCTCCTGTCATGTATCATGCGACTTCAACTGATGTACCTCTTGCTGACTCGAATTTTTTTCAAGGTGTCGAAGGAAATATCAGTTTCACAGGTTGTCAATTAGAAGTAGGAGATGTTGCAACAGGATTTGAGTTCGAGCCATATGATACTATATACACAAAGTGTTTACGATATAATTATAGACTTAATAATTTTACTGGTGCAAACTTTGTTTATGTTGCAATGGGAGTGGTAAATTCAGCAGGTCAATCTTTTGGGCCAGTACATATGGTTCACCCATTAAGAACTCGTCCAGCTGTAACTTATAGTTCTTTAAGTCATTTTGATATAGAAAATCGTGATGTAACTCCAACTGCAATTGGTGTGTTTGGTGGTGGAAATGGATTATCTCCTGATCTTTATTGGAATCATGCAAATATTACAACTGGAGATGCTTCACTTCTAACTTTAGATGGAGGTGGGCCTGGTGGAAATGATCAATGGATTAATTTTGACGCAGAATTATAGGAGTAAAAATGGAAATTACTAATGCACAATATGTTCAATACAAAAATCGAAATGTATCTATAAGTTGTACTATTAATGGTAAATTTCATTCTGTACCAATATCAGAAGATAACAGACATTATGTGATGATAATGAAACTTGTAGAAGCTGGTGAATTAACCATAGCAGATGCAGACGAATGATATAAATAAACTAATGGCAACTTCAACTATTAATAAAACTAGAACATACAAAGATTTAGACCTCACATTTACAAAACATCCTGTGAGGAAAGATGTTAGCTTTCATTTTGATGAATATGCCGTAATTAATTCTATTAAGAATTTAGTATTAACAAATCATTATGAAAGACCATTTCAACCTGAAATTGGTAGTAATGTAAGACGATTATTGTTTGAGAATGTAGATGTTGTAGTAGCTGCACAACTTGAGAGAGAAATATCAGAAGTTATAGACAATTTTGAACCTAGAGCTTCAGTATCAAGAGTTACAGCTGTTCCAGCACCTGATGAGAATGGTTATAGTATTGAATTAGAATTTTTCTTGGTAAACAATCCAAGTCCAGTTTCAATTAATTTTTTTCTAAAAAGAGTTAGATAACAATGGCAGACAGACTACGAATAACAGAATTAGATTTTGACACAATCAAAACTAATTTAAAGACATTTTTAAAACAACAAGAAACATTTTCAGACTACGATTTTGATGGTTCAGGTTTAAGTGTTCTACTAGACACTCTAGCATATAATACACATTATAATGCTTACTACTTAAACATGGTTGCCAACGAAGCGTTTATGGACACAGCATTATTAAGAGATTCTGTTGTATCACACGCAAAGAGTTTAGGTTATACTCCGTATTCAAGAAAAGCACCAGTAGCTACAATAGATGTTAGAGCTAATTCAACATCATCTACTGCTGGTACATTAACAATACCTGCTGGGTATTCATTCTTATCTAATCAAATAGACGGTGTTGCATACA